AATATCTTGATACTCAATTAAGCTCAGCGCTTGGTCGTCGGCTGGCGTGTCTGTCACATCTATACTCATATCTCAATCCTCTACATTACACGCCAGTCGTCAGCGTCTTGTTCTTCATAAGTGTCTGTTTTATCTGACCTGTCGAGCAAGCCAGCCTCTTTTGCTTGTGCGTGTTGTCTGAGTGCATCAGCACCTTCACTACAGCCATTCGCCTTGTTTGGTCTGTTCGTGTAGCGCATATCTTTTGTGCTAAAGACTTTCTTATAACCTTCCACGCGCTTAATCCCCAACTGGCAATCAACCTCGTCAAAGTAATAACCCTTCATTGCAGCTCTGGTCTGTTGAATGCCGGTCATAAGCTCTGAGATAAGCGGCACCACTTCAAAGACTTCACCGGGCATGAGGTCCTCTAACATCTCGCGTGTTGATTTATTCGTGTCTGATAAGCGCTTATGGTCAGCGTCATGCGGCAAGTAGTGGCGACCAAACACATAGCCGTAGCTTCTAAGCTGTGCGACATAGTGCTTGAGCGTCTCATTGTGTGCTTCGTAGTATCTTATCCAGCGGTCTTGACCGTTCATGTGCTGCAAAAACCAAATAGCACAGCCATCTGAGTTGCCAATATCCCAAAACGTATCAACCGGTATGTCGAGCTCGTCAATATGACAAATACCGCCACGTTTGCGTAGCTGTAGCATATCTTTTGCGTAGTAATGACCTTCTGTGCTGACTTGGAATGGCTCGTCAGGGAATGATGGGTACTCTTGCCACATGCGCTCTTCTGCGCCAACAAAGTCACTGTTCTTGATTGCGACATACCAAGCGCGTTGGTCTGGGTCAAGACGCATATCGATACCCATATCGCGCTTGGCTATCATCTCGACTTGATCAAAGTATTCGTGTTCTTTGTCAGTGATATCGACCGTGCGCGAATTGACACGGTAGTTATCTTCTTGCCACCACGCATAGAAATGCAATCGATAGTCTTTACTCGAGAGCTTCTTGCGTGAGTAGAAGTGTTTTTGCGCTGCTTGAGTTAAGCGGAAGAAGTCGCCCTCACGACCTTCAGCGGTTGATTCGATGACTAAAATACCGCTGGCAGGTACAGCAGGGATTGAACCAGTCATCACCTCTTTGGCTTTGTCCGGATATTTAGCACAAATTTTGCCAAACTCTGATATGTGCAAGCGATGAATGGTGCCAGAACGCATAGACGTTGCGACACGTATTGATGAGTTGTTGTGCTCGAATAACAGCTCAGCAGCACTGTCGCGCTTTAAAGGGAAGCGCTCACGTATCTCAGTGGGCAGATTCTCATACGCAAACTTAACCTTGTCTCGAAAGATAACTTCAGCGGCATTCTTGTCTTGCGCGATAATGCCGCAGCGCTGGTCAGCGTTGAATAACGCATGGTCAAGCCATAGAATGGCGATAAGCGTAGTAAAACCAAGCTGGCGAGCCTTTAAGATGATATTGCGGTGCCATAATCTATCGACGAACTTCTTTTGCGCAGCGTTTGGCTTAAACGGCACGACGTAGCTTTCGGCTTCAACATCCTCTTCGTCATCACCTTTAATCATAATCTTATACAGACAGCCGCTAAACACACGCCAATAAGGGTCAGCTAAGCATCTTGCCAGCTCAGCTGCATCGGTTGGGAGTGGGTTTAGGGCGGTCGTGTGGATTACGTCAGGCATCTTTATCGCCTTCGCGCTGACGTTTGCGCTTGGTATAAGCGACACACGCGATATCAATTACCATAAACACGACTTCGAGCAATAATTTACGTTTACGCATCGTCATCACCACTCACGCCAATACTATTGCTGGCAGGCGTGTCCTCATATTCGGGATCAGCTTTCACCACACCGAAGGCATTACCGTTATTATTCGCAATGCTGTGAAGTAGTGTCGTGAGGGCATCGACTGGCGAGCTATCAACGTCATCGAGGCCGTAAGCCTGGCGCTCTAATGTCACAAGCTTAGTCATGGTATCTGCCAAGTCTTTCATGACGCGCACATGATTAGATAAAGACGTGACACGCTCATACGCTTCAAGCGCGCTTTCATCAATCGCATTGGCTTTGAGTGCTGCAATAAACAAGTCTTCTAAGCGTGCGCGGTTGTCTGCACCAATCTGCGAGCTAAGGTCATCAAGCAAGGTCATGGCAAGCTGGCGAGCGGTGCCAATGTCTTGACGATGTGATAAGCGCACGTTGGCCGTAAGCTGAGCGTTCTCTTCGATGGTCATGTCATCGCTAGATACCTGGTTACTTGCCAGCGATTGCACTGCACGCTCTTGTATTATTGCGTTTGCGCGTTCTTTAATACGATTTTTGAGATCACGCTTCCAACCATGTTTTTTAGCACGACGCCTAACTGTGCTGTCAGCGACGCCAAAATCTGAGGCTAATTGAGCGAATGTGCGTAAGTCTGCGCGATATAAGCGCTCAATCTCTTCCCAATCGACCTCGACTTTCTTCTTTTTACTCGCCATTTCATACTCCAAACGCCTTTAATAGCTTGATGTTAGGGTCTGTACGTGAAAAGTGCGAACCTTATAAGGGTGTTATGCACGCTTATGCGCGTAGGCGAGCATGATTAAGCGTTTTTCATTCATTTATTAAGCAACCATCAATCACCAGGCACAAAAAAACCTCACAATTAGCGAGGTTTTGCTGATTAATGCGCGTACATTAGCAAGCTATGCGTGACTCTTAGACAAATCCCTAAGCATCTTGCGCATCTCTTTCATTTCTAAATCCATTTTGGCCGTCGTCAGTGCTGCATGATGTCCTATCTCTATATTGCTATACTGCATCGCATCTGCTGCCATAAGCGAGCCAAGTATGCGAGCCTCCTTTGGCGTCAACGTCCAAACATCATCGCCAATATCCACTTTTACCGTACCACACGGCAGTACGATCTTACTGATAATACGTGCCTGATTATGCTTCACTGTCGGCACATAGACACCGCGCTGAATACGATGTATCAATCCATCATTAACTAATGACGTTAGCTTCTCGTCGATAATCGCAAGCGACAAATCAATCACTGCTGATAACGTCTCGCGTGTGACTGACTGCTCTTGATTGTTTAAATCGACCACAGCGTCTAGCACCATTTGCTTATTCGTTATACGCATACAATTACCCTCAAAATTGTTATAATCAGTATGCGTAATAACATTGCTCTGTTACTTGCCAGCTCTAAACCGCCCTTGCCTGCCAGCTCTGGGCGGTTTTTATTTGTCTGCGAAAAATTGCATATAGAAAATAAAGCACCCAACTACAATGCACGCGATGCTATAAGCAATTTGCATATAAAACTGTTTGTTATTCACTCGCCAACTCCTTTAATAAAATCACTCACCCAAGAGTTATCTGCCAAACGACACCTAAACCTTGATTGACTGCCAAAATTAACCATCACACCAGCGCCATCCTCTAGGTTCTCATCAATCAGCACCGATTCAATCTTACTGGTATCTATGTAAATCACATTACCTGAAAGATTTAACGCCTTAACCAAGCGCTTTGATAACTTGCCAGCCTTGTACGCGAGTACAGCAACGACACTGCCGTACATCAGCATGAAGACAAAGCTAAATAATGTATAAGTCACTCGCTCACCTCCACAATAAAATCACCCAACACCGCATTACCATCTACCTGACCATGCAACCAAGCCAAGTCACGCGAATTATCAATCACAATATCGCCAGGCTTAAACTCAATAGCGTTCTCCGATACGTGATTGCCCTCGATACCACCACGTCCTACCAAGTGAATCAGCACACCATGCTCACGCACTAAGTCAGCTTCGTTTTCAAAACGAACATCAGGCACAATCACACACTTGCCAGCGTTCAAACGCGCAAATGCTTTTACCCAAATATCACCATCAATCATGTGGCGACCCCATTCAGTACCTAACGTCTGCATCATGTGACGTGGCGTCACGCCGTAGCTATCATCAATTACCGCTTTGGCATCATCACTACAATCCACACCAATAACAGACAACATCGCTTTAAGCGGATCAGCGAACGATGAGAGCGACCAGTCATCGCTTAAATTATCTAATAGATAGCTGGCAAGCGTATCCTTGCCTGCGCGTGCTGGTCCTGCGATACCGATAAGACGCATTGGCGTGTCATCTGACAAAGAAAAGAAGTCGCAAGTGACAGTCTTGTCATCTGCGCCAAAATCACAACTGTCAAACGGTAGCGTCTTGCCAGCATTAGCCTTATCAAAACACTGGCGGCACATACCATCACGCTCTATCGATACTCTGTTGTGGTAAAGCTTATAGCCCAAGCCACACTTCAAACAAATAATCTCTCGCATTTTTTCTAGCACACTAAACGTCTGCGCTGGCGTGTCGTCGTTGAATGTGTCGTCAATGACCGGCGATGGCTTACCACCTATTCCTGCGAGCCTATAGTTTTCAGTAAAATACTTTATATCCATGCTATGACTGTCTGAACTACCGTCTTTGCTCCAATAAGCGTACTTACTACCAATATGATTAACATTGATGCAGCTATCATCGTTTATGTTTTTCCAAACTTTTGGCTTGCTATCATGCGTAGGCAAGCTATCTACATACTCATTAAGCGTTCGCATACCAAGTCCTGCCAGCGTTTTAGATTTACTTGTCATTGATAGATTCCTCGTATTCCTTCACAGCTTCAGATAACGAATCGACCGACTCGCTCATCATTTCACAGTAAAAAATTTCACCGCTGGCGTGCTCGTCTTCGTCGTACTCAATTAGCGACTTTCGGACAGCTTTTGCCGCTTGAATTAGCGCCTTTAATTCCTCAGTCATTGATAGCTCTCCTGCCTTGTTCGATTAACGCTGCATCAATCAATGCTTGCTCGCGCTGTGTCTGATTGTCACCCAGTTGCACCGGCAGGTTTTTAAACGAGCTGATACAGCCATCAATATCAACTGTGCCT